GCCGCTCGCAATCTGTACGAGTTCTGAGGTTCTTGGGCGGTGAAAAGCGATGCCCGGACCTGCACCGAAGGTTGATCCCGTTCGCCGAAACGCTCGGTCCGGCCCGCTGCTTTTGCCGCCCGAAGGCCGGGCTGGTGAGCCCCCGACTTGGCCGCTGACCCGGCAAACCGTCGCGGAACGTGAGGCGTGGTCGCAATTGTGGTCCACGCCGCAGGCCGTGGCCTGGGAGCGCCTCGGTTGGACACGCACAGTAGCCCGGTATTGCCGCGTAATGGTCGCCGCGGAGGCTAAGAACGCCACCGCGGCGCTGCTCGCGCAGGCCGTGGCGCTCGAGGACCGGCTCGGACTCACGCCGAAGTCCATGCGGATGCTGTTGTGGCAGATCGCCACGGACGAGGTGGCCGAGAAGCGTACTGAGGCGACGTCGGCGAGGGGACGGATCAAGGCGGTCGGCTGATGCCATGGCGCGGGCCGAATGAGCCAGGCGAATTCCCGACATTGGGCTACGACGTGGGCGAGTGGATCGAGGAACACTGCGTCGTTCCCGACGGGTACCTGCGTGGTCAGCCGCTCAAGCTGACGGACGAGATGTGGCGGTTCCTCCTCGGCTTCTACCGCCTGTACCCGTACGCCGCGCCGTGGCCGGCACCCGATGCTCTGACTTACCTGGGCGCCCAGCTCCGCCGGTCGCAGAAGTGGGGTAAGGACCCGTTCGGCTCCGCCATCATCCTGGCCGAGGCGCTCGGCCCCACGCGGTTCGACGGGTGGAACAAGGCCGGCGACCCAGTTGGCTCGCCGTACCCGACGCCGCTGATCGTGTGCCTGGGCACGTCGGAGGAGCAGACCGACAACACGTGGCGGCCACTGCTGTCGATGGTCCGGCTGGGTCCACTTGTCGATCTTTCCGGTATGGACGCTGGCGAAACGCGGATTGTGCTACCGGGCGGCGGGAAGATCGAGCCAGTCACGACCTCCGCCAAGTCCCGGCTTGGTGCTCCCCTCACGTTCTTGACCATCACCGAGTCGCACCTATTCACCCTGCAGGGCGGATTCCGGAAGGTCTGCGGCGCGGTCAAGCGAAACGTCGCCGGCATGGATGGACGCTGGCTTGAACTCACGAACGCGTGGGACCCAACCGAAGGCTCCGAAGCCCAGGTAACCGCAGAGTCCGGCGACGAGCGGGTTCTGCTGGACACGGTCGAGCCACAGCGGGTCGACGACCTCACCGACGATGAAGCGGTCTACGCCGAGCTGCTCCGGCAGTACGGCGACAGCGCACGTGAGCGCGGCGGATGGGTAAACATCCGCGGCCGCATCATGCACGAGGTACGGTCGCCCCGCCACCTCGAGGCCGACCGACGGCGGTTCTTCCTGAATGAGATCGTCGTCGGCGAGTCGGTCTTTGTGGACCCGATCCGGTGGGACCTGATGACCGACGGCGAGCAGTTGGCGAACGGCGAGCAGATCGCGCTCGGGTTCGACGGCAGTAAGCACCTCGACGCCACGGCGTTAGTCGCATGCCGGCTCAGAGACGGCCACCTCTTCCAGGTGCGAGTGTGGGAGCGACCGAAGGACGCACCGAAAGGCTGGCGCGTCCCGTCCGCCGAGGTTGACGAGGTCGTCCGGAACACCTACGGGGCTTACACGGTCGCGTTCATGTTCGCCGATCCGTACCGGTGGCAGGACTATCTCGACGCGTGGGCGTCCGCGTTCCCTGACCGGGTTGTTGAGTTTCCGACCAACAGTGAGCAGCGGATGGACCGGGCGATCGAGCGGTTCACCACAGCCTTCGCTGGCGGGGAGATCCGGCACGACGGCTCCTCGGCGCTTAGCAGGCATGCCAAGAACGCCGTACTCGTTAAGGGCTCACGCAAGAAGCCACGGCCGGGCGAGGAAGACGGCATCGCAACCCATTACCTGAAGATGGCCAAGCGCGGCGACGGCATGCTGATCGACCTCGCGGTCGCTTGCGTGCTCGCGTACGAGGCGCGCGGCCATGCCATCGAGTCCGGCGCGCTGACCCCAGGTCAGCCCTTCTTTGGTTCCTGGAGGTAGCCGTGGTCACCCTGGACGAGGTCCGGGCCGAAGCCCGACAGATTGACCCAGCCGCCGCCGGCAGGATGCTGCTGACCCTGCTCGCCGGGCTGCTGTACGCGCTGGGCTGGGTGCCGGCGAGGACGGTGCGGGTGCTGTGGGCCGCCGCGGTGTGGTCGTTCGCCGCGGTCAAGCTGGGGTGGCGGGACGGCTGGAAGCGTGACACTCGACCTTGACCGAATGCTCCGTGAAGACGCGGAGCAACGCGCCCGGAGAGACGCCAACGAACTCCGCACCCGGGGCATCTTGCTGCGGAGGTTCGATCCGCACGAGCCCCGCGACCCGCATAGCGGAAAGTGGTCGAGCCTCGGCGCTCATGTCGCTCACGAGGTGCACAAGCTCGGCGGCGAGGAGCTTCACCTCCACGCCCACCCTGACAAGCCGGGCCACGTCACTCTGACCCACAGGGAACACTCGGTCACCCTGTCCGGACACGAACTGAAGCAGTTCGACAGGCACCTGGCCCGGGACAGCCGAAAGCACATCGTCGGCAGCCGCTATGAGGAGCGGCGGCCCAATGAGGTGCACTCGGTTCCGCTGTATCTCATCAGCCACGGTGCCGCGGACGACGAGGGCATCACGCAGCATCACGGACTGACGATCGCTCACCCGGATGACTCCCATGCCGAACTCCTCGCCCGACAGGGCGTGTCCATGACGCGCGCCCAGATGGAACACCTAAACAACGGCTTGACACGGATGGAACACGCCGCCCGAGTCGACACGGGTAACGGTCCTCTGGACCTGATCCCACACCACGATGCGGTCGGGTTCAGAATGCTCGACGAGAATGGCAAGCCGACCGAGGTGTCGTTCGCGGAGCAGGACTGGGCGAAGGTCGACCACGCCATCAACCTGGCCCTTGAGGGCTACGACGAGAGCGACCCGAACGAGAACGCACCAGAACTGAATCACCTGACTGTGAAAACTTCCCTAGGCCCGGTTGACATCGACTACCGCGGGAAGCGGCAGGACATCGGATATGCGCCCGACTCGGCTATCACGATCACACCCGCATACGACGCGCCATGGTCCATCGCGATCGACGGCTCACGCATGTCGCAGGTGTTCGACCGGCTGAGCTGGGCGGCGACCGCCGCAGGAATAGACGACGTCGGGACACCGGCGTCGAAGTCGAAGTGGCTCACGGTCCGCTGAACGCAACATTGATTAGGCGGTGACCGTGTCTCTTCTCGACCGCATCGCCGCTGAACGCGGTCGTACCGAGACCCGCTCCTCGATCGACACCTGGATCGACCAGTACCTCCTGCCGGCGAACCAGTTCAGCTACAACGGGACGACGTACCCGTTCGGGTTGAACACAACCTGGTCGACGTCCCGGCAGAAGGAGATCGCGAACAGCCTCCCGGGATACCTGGGGGCGTTGCGGCAGTGCCCGCCGGCGTTCGCGGCGGAGATGGTTCGGGCCGTGGTGTTGTCCCAGGCCAGGTTCACGTTCCGAAACCTTCCCTCGCAGCCGAACGCGCGGAAGATGTTCGGCACCCGCGCGCTGGGGATCCTGGAGAAGCCGTGGCCGAAGGCCACCACTGGTCAGCTGATCGCGCGGATGGAGTGGCACGCCGGCCTCGCCGGGAACGCGTACGTGTACCGGCAGCCTGACCGGTTGCGGGTTTTGCGGCCGGACTGGGTGTCGATCCTGTTCGGCTCCCAGCGGGAGCCGGACGACCCGTCGCACGCCACCGACGGGGAGATCATCGGCTACGTCTACGTCAACGGCGGCATCGGGAATCCGACGGGGAAGCCGCAGACGCTGCTGCCTGATGAGGTGGCGCACTGGTCTCCGATGCCGGACCCGGAACGGGCCGAGATCGGCATGTCGTGGATCACCCCGGCGCTGCGCGATATCCAGGCCGACCAGGCGGCGACCGAACACAAGATCCAGTTCTTCGCGCACGGCGCCACCCCGAACCTTGTGGTGAAGGGAATCCCGGCGACGACGAAGGACCAATTCAACGAGATCGTCGACTCGATGGAGGAGCGGCACGCGGGCGTCATGAACGCCTACCGCACCCTGTATCTGACCGCCGGGGCGGACGCGACCGTGGTCGGCGCGAACCTGTCCGAGATCAATATCGGTGGGGTTCAGGGGGCCTCCGAGACACGGATCAGCTTCCTGTCCCGTGTCCCCGCCGCGCTCCTCGGCATCCAGGACGGCATGAAGGGCTCATCCCTGAACGCCGGGAACTACGCCGAAACCCGCCGCACCTTCTCGGACTCGTGGATCTACCCGACGCTGCAAGACCTGTGCGCCGCGGTGTCGCCGCTCCTGGAGGTTCCCGCCGGCGCGGAACTGTGGTTCGACCCCGCCGATATGCCGATCCTGCGTGAGGACAGCAAGGACGCCGCCGGGATCGAACAAATCAAGGCCGTCACGATCACCACGTACGTGAAGGAAGGCTTCACCGCTGAATCGGCCATCGCCGCGGTACGGGGCCAGGACATCACGCTCCTCAAGCACTCCGGAATGGTTTCGGTCCAGCTGCAGCCACCCGGGTCGCAGGCACCGGACATGTCGGCGCCGACTATCCCACCGGCCCCGGCGACTGACCGCGCCGCCGGCGTAGATACCCACCCTGGCGACGCCGCGCGGCTCCACGCGTACTGGACCAAGGGCGAAGGGCTGGCAAAGTGGGCCGAGTCACCACGTCCGTACGACACGCTCCTGGCCCACCTGATCAAGTTCATGCCCGAGGGTGAAGCCAAGGGTACGGCCGCGAACTTCTTCCATGACGTGTTCCATTTTTGGCCCGGATCAGACCTCAACAGGGTCACGCATGGGAAGCCCCCGAGGGGCAAAGTCGTTGGTCCTGGCTAGGTAATCAACCGCAGAGCGGAGCACTGCGGGTTGCTCGCCAGCCAGACCGAGGACAAGATTGCACCGAAAGCAGAGAAGGCCGCGCGCGTCGCCCGACGTGTGGCAGTGGTCGACTACGAGCCTGGGGTGGACCGGATCGTTCTGGTCCGGCAGGGTTCCACAGATGGCGCAAACGCCACTTTGCTCGGCCAGTTTCATCTCGTACCACTCGATGGATACGCCGTACTTGTAGGCGTACCGCGTGTCGCGCCCGCGATCACTTCGTGAGTAGGCCAGCGCGCGCGCAGCTGAGCAGCGGCGGCATTCGGAGAGCGGCGTTGACTTTCGGTCCTTGCGAACGCCGAATTCAGTGACGGGCTTCCACTCCAGACACTTGTTGCATCGTTTGCGTCCGTCCACCACCAGGATCTTCCTGGGTGCCTTAGGGATAGACACGGCAAGGGCTGCCCGTGCTGCACTGCCGCATCGCTGGGAACAGTAGGTCGACCGGTTCTTCCGCTTGGGCTGAAACGTCATGTGGCAGGTCGGGCAGACCTGAGGATCTGGCGGCGGCTTCTTGCCGGCCGCGCTTGTGCATCCTCGGCATACAGCCACGAGGTAGCCGGGTTTGTCGCGGCGTCGGTAGAAGCACCGTTCGTCTTTCCATGTACGGCATCGGGTGCAGATCCGTCCACTCTCGACCATGGGCTAAGCATACCGCTTGGTTAGAACTAGCCCACGTAACCCGAAAGGTGGTGCGTGGGCTGATGACGCATGCCCTGCGCGCGGATCAGATGGCCAGCCCAGACGACGAATCCGCGCTCGAAGCCCACTTGGAAGACCTGCTCGCCGGCCTCTCCGACGACGACATCAACGAACTAGCGGCGCTCGCCGAGGCCATGCACGCGGACGGGGGCATGTGATGAGCCGGTTCTCTGTACTGTCCGCGCGGCTGGCCGCGAAGGGCGCGCACAACCCTGACGCTCTGGCCGCGTACATAGGCCGGAAGAAGTACACGCACGCGGGGTTCGCCGCGCTGGCCGCGAAGGGCCGGGCTGAGAAGAACGTGAAGACGGCCGTCATGGGTCACGGCCGGTCGCTGGACCTGTGTGTCCGGTCGTTCGACTTCGAGCTCGACACCCGGTCCGCCGGCGACGGCCGCACCCTTGAGGGCTACGCGGCGGTGTTCAACTCGCCGACGAAGATCCGGGATGTCGGCGGGGACTTCGAGGAGACGATCCTGCCGGGCGCCTTCGGCCGGTCGCTGCGCGCACGGATGCCCATCCTGCAGTGGGACCACGGCAAGGACCCCCGGGTGGGCACCGTCCCGATCGGCGCCATCAAGGACCTCGCCGAGGACTCAACCGGCCTGCACGTGCGGGCCCGGCTGTTCGACAACCCCGTCGTCGAACCGGTACGCCAAGCCATCGCGGAGCGCGCCATCCGTGGCATGTCGTTCCGGTTTGGGGTTCCCGAAGGTGGGGATGACTGGCCCACCAGGGACCAGCGGAACGTCCGCGACGCCGACGTCCACGAACTCGGCCCGGTCGCGTTCCCCGCCTACGACACCACATCGGTGACGGTCCGGTCGCTGCTGGCGCAGCTCGACCCGGACGAGCACCGCGCACTGATCCGTGAACTCGCAGCCGAACTCCGGCGCGTACCGGATCTCTCAGACCTCACCGGGCGACCCAGCACGCGGAGTGCGGGTGGCG